TGTATTCTACGCTCGCCGCCGCCCGGGGTAACGGTCACAGCAGTATCCGGAGTTAATAAACCTCTGTCAATAAACATCTTTGCTGACTTTGTTGATCTTACAAATTCAGGAAAATTACCTATCTCGAAACTGAACGGGTCAGTTAGCGGGGAGTTGATGACAGTTCCTGCCGCTGCCGATTGTCTTTTACCCGCCTCTATGCTTGCTCTACTTAATAGATTAGGTGATAGTTCGTCAAGCTTCTTTTCTTTCATCTGCATCTGACCCATTTGAGGTTGTCCAGTTGCACCAGCTGGAGCAGGCTGACCTGCTGCCGGAGCTTGTCCTGGTTGACCTGGAGCTTGAACAATCTGAACATCTTTAGGATCTAGAGCCTTAAGCATGTTCTGAACGGCAGGATTATTGCTTGTAACAAATCCCATGCCAGCTTGCTTATTCTGCGGATCTAATACAGGAAGAGGCTTTGCGCCTGCAGGAATACTTTCAGAAAGTGCTTCAAACATATCCTTCAGTGATGCAATCTTATTAGAAACGTTGATAGGAGGAGTAGTCGAATCTTCATTCAACATTTTCTTCTTCGTTACCTTAGGTGCTGTAGCTTCTAATTCAGCTAGCTTTTGCATAATGTCTTTCATCATCTGCCTCCCATTGCGCCTGTTTGTGGCTTAGCAGGACGAGTAATCTTGCTCATTGGACTTTCTTTGCCCATTGTTGCCATTTGTGTTTCTGGCTTGAAAGGATCAAATGCATTTGGAGTCTTCTTACCTTCGTAAGGAATGTCAATTGTATTGTCTTTCATTTGGTCTTTGATGCTGTCAAGATAGCTATTGCCATATGCCTTAGCAGCTTCTTTAGCGCCTGGCTGTTCTTCAAGTTCTGTGTGATCTAGTACAGGACTATGTGAAGCTTCGTTAGCGTAGCCTTCACTCTCACTATTGATACTATCATCAAAGTTTGTACTGACAACACGAACCATGTTTACATTATATCCTAGCAACTGCGCAATTTGCTGAATCATTGGTTCAGTAGCAGGATAACGGAACTCTGCTTTAATGATGTGAACTGGTTCGTTCACTAGATCAGGAAAACCATATGGGCTTTTCTGAATAGGAGTAGATACCGGATCAGAAATCTTGATAGGATCGAACTTCTTTAGATTGAACTTGAACATGTCAAGGAAGTTCTTATCAACGTTTCCGGCGACCTTAATAGTGTAATTGTAAGTGTGAACACTTTCAACGATATATTGTTTTAAACTGCGCATATAGGATCCTTGAATATCTTTATTATATATTTATCATTGCTCGTTATTTTTAGTGTTGAACATCTTGAGCAATTCATTGCGGTCTAGTGATTGACCTGCTCCTAAAGGAGTATTCTCAATTTCCTCAGTTTTAGCTGCATTCTTAGCATCTAACTGTGCTTTCTTCATCTGTAAATCAAGCATTTTGAGCTTCTTGTTAATCTTTGCGGTCTTTGCAGTAATAGCATGACCGAGCATACTACTAGCACTGTTGAAGATTTCTGAGCTAAAACGAGACTCAACTTGCATACCTAAATCCATCAAGTCCTTATAACTTGATGTAGCCATCTCAGCTAATTCATCCATCTCACTATCAGCAGCTTCTAAACCACGAATTTGGGGAAGTGCTGCTTCTATTTTATCTAGTGTACTAAGTGCGTTTTCAGTAACTTCTTCTGTTACATCAGGCAATGGAATAGTTAATTCGTTATCATCACCCGATGCAAGCTCAAATAATTCTTCAAGTTTCTTAGTCATGCAAGTATTTAGCGTTACTTACGTCCATTATAAAAGATGTCATCTTCGGTGATGACTCTAAACGTTAATCCGTTTGCCCTACAGTAAGCATTAGCTGCTGCCCATTTTGCATGATTCACTGCAACTATTGCCATGGTTCTTGCATTAGCTCTCTTGCTTTCAATAATGCTTTCTTTTTTTGGTTTGATTTCGACAACTTCAGCAACCTGCTGACCTCTTTTGTTTTGGTATACTACAAAGAAATCTGGGATATAGATAGTTGGTTTGCCGGTTAGGGGGTGTTTATATGGCACTTTAATAGATTCGCTTGCCCAGTATATGATACTATCATTGTTGTCACAGAACGTCATGAATGTAAGTTCCCATCCTGATCTATATCTAGGAGTATGTTTACCTACATATTTTTTAGGGTTCTTTGGGGTATAAAATCCTTGCGCCCACTTACCCACGTTATAGTACTACGTTTCTTAACACCGCTTGATTGGGTTTTGGGACTATACCTATGCCGTATAGTGATGATCTGAGTCTAAACGTATTTAAATAGTAGCACATTACTTTATTCAACTCTAGTTCGTTGTTTACTCCTTTTAAGATTTCTAGTAAAGACAGTACATTGTATCCGCCTTCTTGAGCAATCCTAAATAATAAACTAGTAAAGTTTTCTGCAATTATTCTACTTTTTGAGGTACCTCTAAAGAATGATAGTACTACATCGTATTCAGATGCAGGTACTACCAGCTTAGTGCTGTAAAAATTATCGAAAATTCGTACGGTTTGATCTGCCGTTCTAACTGATGAAATAGCCATAATATTATTTAGTCGTTTAAACTATCGTTGTACCCGTAAATTCTGGTTCACTCGTGAATCCAGAGAAGAATGGGGGATTAACTAGGTTTGCACCGTTATATTGAGTTCCGGCTGTAGTTAAGTTAGTGTTAACTGCTGGAGGCTGAGTAAGTGCGCCAATAACGGGTGCTCCAGCTGTACCTACAGTTCCTGGGCTCATACCGGCAGTTGGGAAATCAAACAACGTATTTCTAGCGTTTGGAGTATTTTGAATTGTATTTCTGAGCATTGCATCTAATTCTGCTTTTACCGTAGTTTTTACGTTAATATTCTTAAATGTGTTGTAAGCTGTTCCAGCAGTTTTAATAGCGCCCAAAATATTGCCCTCGCCTAATGCTTCAATAGTTCCACCCACTGCATCAACAAGTCCGCCTTGACCCAGTATAGTACCATTTGCACCGGGTGCAGAGATAGGGCTTACCGCTGTATCGTAGTTTGCAGTGTCTCCGAATCCTGTAACAATATCACCAGGTGTTCTACCATCTAATGCACCGTAGTTGTATACTACCGTTTCATAGTCGATAGTCATTCTATTCTGCATGACGCCGCCGCCTTCAGAGTAACGAGTATGCGGTAAAGTTATGTTGATTGAATCCGAATACAGTGATATTCTTAAAGAATGGAATCTTTTTACCGTCGTTACTAGTAGAGCCTCCGGTAAAGCCCCAATCATCATCGCCGCTGATTGAAGTGTCATATATATTATTACTGTTGTATGATTTACCACTTGAACTACCGGAGCCGCCTCTATTGCCAGCAAATACTATGCCTGGTTTATTAGCGTCATTGTAGTAGTAAGTATAATATGCTTCCCAAAGCTTTGTGGCTTGGTTGTTATTATCATCATGGAATGTTATTTCAATAGGTTCGTATCTTATTTTAGTCTGCACGATACGTTTTCTATTATATTGGTTTAGCTGCTGAGTTTGAACACTAAATGAGGGCAACTTTACTTCTTTAACCAATAACCCGTAGTTCCCTTCGCCGGAATATGCATCGGGGTTGATATCAAAATATGTATGAAAGAGAAATTTAAGCTTCGGTGCATTCTGATACGAATTCGTTCTGAATGTTTTAGAAGCGTGGGTATAGTCTCTGAGGTAGTCGCTGCCGAAGAAAGCTCCGGCAGCGTCCTGTAATAAACTTTGACCCCAATTTCCTAGTGACATTAATTTGTCCTAATTATTAGGTAGTAGCGCCGATACCTGTAACAGAAGCGCCACCGAATGCACGACCAACAGAAGTACCAACACCTGATTGAAGAGGTGATTGAACTGCGTTATCGTAGGCGATTGAAAGTGCCATTGTTACTGCTTCTGAAGTACCATAGTTAAGTGCGTTATAGTTAACTGACTTCAAGAAGCAGCCATATAGTTCCCAAGTTTCAAGAACAGTAGGAGCTAGTGCGCCGTTACCACCGTCGAGAATTTCAACGTTTGTTTGGAATTTGTAGTCTTGACCAGTTGCAGCAGATGCCTGCTCAACGAAGTCAAGTTGCTTTTGCAACTGCTGACCAACTGCTTTCGAAACGGTTCCGGATGCATCGTCACGAATGTTGACTGACATATCCGCCCAAGTGTGCTTACCTGCTAACTTTAGCGTTGAGTTGTAAATCTGAATTGGAATTTCAGCGAAAGAGACGTTTGGTCTTGAGCAATCTATAACTTGCTTAGTCAATTGAAGTCCACTGTCGGAATCAACCCCAAAGTTCAAAAAATTGACTCTAAAGCGGAACTGTAGTTTAGGCATCAACAGACCCTGGTTGCCGCCTGCGTTATCAGATGCTACGGTCATGTTGAACAATGATTGTGAGGCTGTCGCCATTTGTATTCTCCTGTTAAAAGTATTTATCTTTTAAAGTGAGGGGCCGTTATGACCCCTCACCTTACTTATTATGCGCCGCTCAACTCACCGGTGTTAAGAACACGAACCGGAATGTAGATGAATTCAATTGCCTTAACAGGTTCAATTGCAACGTCTACCCAAAGTTCGTTTCTATCGATACGGGCTGGTGTGTTGTTTGACTCATCGCAAACTACAAGATAGTCATAGAGACCTCTCTTAGCGACTAGGTCGACCATTAGAGTTTCCAC